TTTATTTCACTCATCCTACCCGTAACAGAGTCGTAGTGTAAATTACAACACGGCCCTGTCAAGCCACTAAATCTATTCTTGAGGACTCTGAGCTTCGTAGTGTTACGCTCGAACACATCTTCAGCCTGAGCATTCCTCTCCAGTCCAAGCACAATATCACTGAGCTGTGCTATAGCACCTGAGCCTCTGAGCTGTGACAGACTGACCACTGCACCTTCCTCGTGTCCTTTGCTGTCTGGTCTCTTGAGGTGACTGACAGCGAACACGGCACAGCCTGTCTCTTCCACTAGCATTCTGAGTTTAGTCATCACCTCGTCCAAAGCCTTACGCTCATCACCATGCCCCTGGCTAGAGACAATCATTGTGATGTGGTCGAGGATTATGTACTTGCACTCCAGAGCCTTAGCCATGTGGCGTATCCTAGCCATGACGTTATCGACTCCCAAGCTACCCCAGTGGTCAAAGAAGTGGAAGCGTCCACTGGACATCGTAGCATCGAATGCTTCCTTCCTCTCCTGCTTCGTAGCCTTGATGTCAGGCAGATGCAGAGGCTTGTTAGCTGACAGAGACATGATGGACTCTACTGTCTTACGAGTAGATTCCTCAAGCATGAGCATACCTATATTGTCCTCTGTGTTCTTCATAATGTGGTAGGTAATCTCACGAAGGAACTGTGACTTACCTAGTCCACTACCTGCTGTGATGGTGACTAGCTCACTGAGCCTAATGCCATAGGTCAGGTCGTTGAGTGCCTCGTAGGGATACTGTAGCTCTGCACCTTTGAGAGGCTTGGATACTTCTGACCAGAGAGAAGCTCCGTTGATGATGCCGTCAGGCACGTACTTCTCTGCGCCCCACCAGACAGTCTCGAACTCCTGCTTCTTGTTAGCTGAGAGATAATCGCAAGCGTCCTTCATACCCTTGAGATGCTTGACTACCTTAGCCTTCCCTCCGAACAGCTCCGCTACTTCCTTGGATGCCTTCTGTCCTGGCTCGTCACTGTCAAAGCAGATGATGATACCGTCAAAGCTATCGAGGTATTCGTAGTTATTCTTGCAGTCTCTCAAAGCACCCGAAGCTCCTGAGCGTATCGACACAACAGGCCACTTGCTACCTGTTAGCTGATACACAGCACACGCATCGAACTCTCCCTCTGTGATAGTGATGTACTTGGAACTCCCTGCTCCAAAGAGATGCTGTCCAAAGAGCAGAGTCTTCTGGAAGTCTCCTGCTGTATGGAACTTCTTGTCAGGGTGTCTGACCTTTGCAGCTATGGGAGTGATGTCTGAGTCCTCACCGTAATACGCAAAGTAAACCTTACCTGGCGTTGACATAACACCAAAGGTCTTGGCTGTTGCTACTGTGATGTTCCTCTCTGCTATGCCTGAGTAATCACCAGTGGTGAGGATATTCTGAATGTCAGTGAAAGGTTGCTTCGGTATCCCTTCCTCCGTTGATGGAGGCACGAATACTGGAGGGCTATCCTCTGACTTGAAGTGCGTGTTACATGAGAAACAGAAAGCTCCTCCGTCATCATAGTACGTCTTCGCATCTGAGGAGCCACACGATTCACATGGCTGATGTGTTTCCCTATAGTTACTTGGCATTTCTAGTCCTCAGTTCATAGGTTTCTCTAGTGATTTGACTAATAGCAAAGGGTTTCTTCTTAGCCAATAGTTCAGCTCTTCTGAGTGCCTCGTGATAATCACAGTCCTTACAGTAGACTTTATGTCCACCTGCATACACTTCCCAGTCTAGTTTCTCTCTTCCGTATCTCATATATCCTCCGCGTATCCGCTTACGTATCTAATCCACTCAGCTTTCTCAAGCACAAGCTGGCACAAGTCTACCTTATTTACATCATAGAGAGTAGTAGCCTCGTCTATCGTAGCCACTGCATTGTTTACATCTTCACTAGCTCTATGCAGTCTAGCCAAGTATTCCCCTAAGGGTCTCTCGTACAGTCTTTCAATCATTGACTTTCCTCCATTATTATGTTACCCTTAGAACTATATAGTTTATTTTAGATTTTATTAGTAGTAATAGCAGTCTGAGATGAGCTAAAGCTAACTCCATAGTATCTCTGTATTGGTCGATATAAGACGATTTAAGAGACACTTTAGCTACCCTATACCCTACCATTACTTTCTCTCTAACGGCCTCAGAGGAGTCACTGAGCGACATACAGGGGTAGTATAACGTAGCACTTTAAAGCTCCCCATATCTGTCAGCCCTTCGAACTTCTCATCTAGCTCAGTACGAGTTAAACCCCTGAAAATCATACGGGAATTATGGACTTCTATTTCCCAATCTGCTATTAGATTCTCTTTAACTTTCATGATGCTCTCCTATAATATTGGAACTGGCGGTAAGACCTCTCGCCAGTCTTTTCAATGAGGCCTTGCTTCTCGAACGCGCGAAAGTAGCGTCTTACAGTTTTCAAAAGAGCCTCTACC